AATTGGACAATCAAATGATCTTCAACGCAGCAGTCAGCCTTGCCGGCTTTCTTGGCGGCTGGGTTCTGAACAACATTTACAAGGCCATCGAGCGTTTGGAGGAGGAGGCAAGAACCTCTCCAGCAAAATACGTCAGGCGCGATGACTATCGAGAAGACATGAACGAGGTGAAAAACCTTCTCGGCAAGATCAGCGATAAGTTAGACAAAAAAGAGGACAAAAGATAATGCTTACCCTACTCAGCACAATCGTTTCGTTTCTAGCGGGTGGATTGCCTAGGTTCTTGGAGTTTATGAAGGATCGCAGCGACAAGAAACAGGAGATTGAGCTGTTAGGGATGCAGATCCAGAGAGAGCTTGAACTCCGAAAGCTAGGCTTTGATGCTGAGGCCAAGTTAGAGGAGATCCGCTCCGCTCAGTTGGAAATGGATATTGCAAGCCGCGAGATCCAGGCCAGAATCGGCGCACAAAGCGACGAAATGAAGGCGATTTACACCCATGACGCGGCTATCGGTGAAGGTGCTAGCCAGTGGGTGATTAACCTTCGAGCGTCTGTGCGGCCTGTGGTTACCTACGGGTTCTTTATCCTCTTGGTGCTGATTGACATCGGAATTTTCTTTTACGGCGTGGCTGCTGGCGCGTCGTTCATTGATGTTGCGGCGCAGCTCTGGGACGAGAACACCCAGGCGCTATTTGCCTCCGTGATAGCGTTTCACTTCGGCGGCAGAGCCTTCGGCAAATGAAGACTTCAGAAGTCGGCATCAGCCTTATCAAACACTTTGAGGGCGTTAGGCTTAAGCCGTATCGGTGCCCTGCTTTGCTCTGGACGGTTGGCGTCGGGCATGTTTTGTACCCGAGACAGCACCACTTAACACTTGAGGATCGTATGCATTTCCAGCTCGCTCAAGCTCACAACCGGACATTCACACAAGAGGAAGTCAATGATCTACTCAGAAATGATCTTCGTCGGTTTGAGCGAGGTGTTGAAAGACTGTGCGGAAGAAGCACAACGCAATGTCAATTTGATGCTCTGGTTAGCTTCGCTTTCAACCTGGGGCTCGGTGCCCTTCAGCGGTCAACGCTCAGAAGAAAGCACCTCAGAAAAGACTACGCTGGAGCAGCCAGCGAGTTTTTGAAGTTTGTCCGAGCAGGCGGAAGAATCCTGCCCGGGTTACAACGGCGTCGTATTGCTGAACGACTTTTATACGTAAAGCATCACGATACCGGTGATGCTGGCGATGATTAGAACAATCATCAACAGGCTTGCCGCCATTGATGCGATTCCTTCAATCTCGGTTGGTTCGTTCCATTCGAAATCTGGAACGCAATCACATTGACGACCTTGACCACAGTTACCGTTACATTTCATCATCGTCCTCTTTCAGTCGTTGAACAATCAGAGTTGAATAGCCTGCGATGTCATGCCAACTATCGGCGTAGTCAGCATCTCCGTTGATGATCCTGGCGATCTTGTGACAGATCATCTCTAGGGCCTCTTGCTGGTCTAGTGCAAGGATCTTGCCTCGATGCTTGAGGTGAGTACGGATTACAAGCTTGAGATCTTGTGAGACCTCTGCATGTCCCGAAAACTTGCCGTATTTCTGGCCACGTTCCTGCAATGTTCCTTCCACGTCTGACATACGTTTCCTTTTGATTGAGTCTCCGCAAGCAGCCAACGCTTGCCTAGTTGCCGAACAGCACGAACCCACTGACGCTGGTTGTGCCGGTTTACATCCCGTGAAACCGAACTGCTGTTCCACAGCTTTCTAACAAGTCTCAGGGCTTTTGTATTCATGATTTGGCGGTGGTGTCGGGCTCACCCGAACTTACCTTTTCAGACCACCATATCTGTTAGTCGATCATAGAGTCAATGATGTCATTGCGACACGTCATCACCAAACGACCAAGATCCTCCAAGGTCATGAGACCTTTTTCTACCTTGTTACAGGCTTCAACGAACGTGATGGTGTCGTTCTCCATCTCATCGGAAACATCATCAATACGAAATTCAGCAATGAACTGAAATTCCTCTTCATATTCCTTTTCGTCTTGTTCCATTTGGTCAAGGTACTTGTTGGTCTGGTTGATGATGTAGCACATTTCGGAAGCTCCGGGTTGTGTGTTGCGATGGGTTCAATTGTGAGTGCGTTCACATTCCATGTCAAGGTGTTCTAGGATGAACTCACCAATCTGTTGTTTCGCGTCGTCACATCCCTTGGCAACAAGGCAATGGTATTGATTGGCTTCCAAGTAGCTGATCCAGTCCTTCTGATCCTGGCTCAACACCCCCCCTTTCTCCCGCTTCATCTCCACCCAAAGTCCCCAGGCCGGGATGAAAAGATCAGGAACACCTCTGCACACTCCCTCAGACTTCAGGCGTGTTGCCGTGGTGATAGTTCTGGCTCCCCCGTTCGGGATGGCAAAAATTCTGGTGCCTGGGAAACTTTTTCGGAACCATGACACAAATTCGCGCTGCTCTTCGTGTTCTGTCTTTATTCTTTCCATTGTTCCGCTCCTGTTCAAAATGGGATCTCCTCAAACCAAGATGGGCACTGATCTATTGATCCGGCGAAATCTTTCGGCACCTTCTCATCAAACATAGTGCAGTAGTCATGGTCTGCAAAATGGTCGCATGTATAACAGCACTTCGGCGGATACAAGCCCTTTTTTGCTTCTCTCAACTTCTCTCGGTACACCTGGACAACGTGTGGCTCACTCATTGGTCCTCCATTCTCGGTTGATGACACGAACAAACTTACCTTCTTTGCGGTACTCCACCACACCAGGCGGCTTGGATTGCGTCATGATCTTGGCGCATTCGTCTAGGTCCTCGTGAGACCCAATAGGCGCACCTGATTTTCTGGCCATATCCATAAACGTCCTGATCGCTTTTTCTCCCGCATAACCATCATGCGTGATAGTCAGATACTCGGTAACCGGAGGATCACTCAGGGCGCCGTAGTACGTCACTGCAAACATTTCTTTACCAGAAGCCCTGCTTGTGTGCTTACGCCAGATCCAGGACCGTACGAGCATCTCTGTGCCCTCGATGCCCATGATATCGTCAACGTGAAGCGTCAGGGGCTTTTTTTCTGGCTCCGGGAACGGTGCGCCACAAGCTGGGCATTTTCTCGCGGAGATCGGGCACAGCTCGTTGCAAGCCTCGCACAGCTTCACCGGAGCCTCACCATTGCCTGACCCTGCCTTCTTCGGCGGCTGCACTGCTGTGATCGGGCCATGTGTGGCCACCACCCCGGCAAAATCCAACACTAAACAATGGTCGGTGTGGCTCTTTGGGCGCATTCCTCGGCCTGCCATCTGAACGTAAAGGCTTGGGCTCATGGTCGGGCGCAGCATGGCGACTAGATCAATATCAGGGTAATCAAACCCCGTCGTTAGCACGTTCGCGTTAGTCAGCGCCCTGATTTGCCCGGCTTTGTAGAGCGTCAAAATGCGTTCACGCTCCGCTTTCGGCGTATCCCCTGTTACGCACTCCGCAACGATCCCAAAGCTTTGCAGCACGTCTCGCACGTTCTCAGCATGTCGCACCCCGGCGCAGAAGAACAACCAAGCTTTACGATCTTCAGCCCTGGTGATGACCTCCTGCACAATCGCTTGGTTTTGTGCCTCGTTGTCCACGGCGGCTTGCAGCTCGCTCTCAATGTATTCACCGCCACGCTTGCGAACCCCAGATACGTCCAGGCGCTCAGCAGTTACCTTAGATCGAAGAGGAGCGAGAAACTTGCGTTTGACCAGCTCATCAATTGAGACCGGCTCGATTAGATCGGAGAAGATCGCAGGCGCGTCAGTGATTAAACCGTGTCCAAGCCTCCATGGAGTGGCGGTAAGGCCCACCACTCTGAGATTGGCGTTGATGTCCTTCAGGTCGGCCAACAGCCGCCTATAACCTCCTTCGTCCTTGTGTCCGACAAGGTGGCACTCATCAATGATCACCAGATCCACGTGACCAATCAGGTGCGCCTTGTCCCTCACCGACTGAATGCCCGCAAAAGTGATCGGCTCCCCGAGTTGCCTCCGTCCAATGCTTGCGCTATAAATACCCATTGGCGCCCCAGGCCAGTGGAGTCTCATTTTCTCCGCGTTTTGCTCAATCAGCTCTTTCACATGAGTGAGCATCAGCACCCGGGTTTCTGGCCAGTTCTGCAAAGCATCCTTGCACAGAGCCGCGACGATGTGGCTCTTACCTGAGCCAGTCGGAAGCACAAGACAAGGATTGCCCTCGTGGCCGTTGCGGAACCATTGATAAAGATGGTCGATCGCGCGCTGCTGGTAGTCACGGAGCATTACCCGCCCCCCGGAAACATCATTTCCAAAGCATCAGCCACAGCCTGTTGAATCACCGGCCAATTGTCTCTATCAATCCAAGCCCTAATCTCAATGCTGGCGGCAGACTCATCCACCAGTTCCATCGTGAAAAC